AGCTATCGGAAGTTCAACTACGGCGTTGTATCAGATACACTGACAACGCCAGCAGGTACATACGCAGGGTCTGGTGCGTTTGTTGGTGGCGTGCTATTGCCTGATGGGCGTGTATTTTGCGTGCCAATTAACAGCACAAGCGCACGTATCTACAATCCACTTACAGATACACTGACAACACCAGCGGGTACATACGCAGGGTCTGCGGCGTTTTTTGCCGGAGTATTGCTACCTGATGGGCGTGTATTTTGCGTGCCATTTAACAGCACAAGTGCACGTATCTATGACCCAGTTACAGATACACTCACAACACCAGCAGGCACTTATCCAGGATCTAGTGCGTTTATTGGTGGTGTATTGCTACCTGATGGCCGCGTATTTTGTGTGCCATTTGACAGCACAAGCGCACGTATCTATGATCCAACCACAGATACAGTGACGACACCATCAGGGGCTTATCCAGGATCTGCTGCGTTTTATGGTGGCGTGTTGCTACCTGATGGCCGCGTATTTTGTGTGCCCTATAACAGCACAAGCGCACGTATCTATGATCCAATCACAAATACACTAACAACACCAACAGGCACTTATCCAGGATCTATTGCATTTGCCGGTGGCGTGTTGCTGTCAGATGGCCGCGTATTTTGCGTGCCAATTGACAGCACAAGCGCACGTATCTATGATCCAACCACAGATACAGTGACGACACCATCAGGGGCTTATCCAGGATCTGCTGCGTTTATTGGTGGCGTGTTGCTACCTGATGGTCGCGTATTTTGCGTGCCACATAGCAATACAAGCGCCCGTATCTATGACCCAGTTGCCGATACACTAACAACACCAACAGGCACTTATCCAGGATCTAGTGCATTTGCCGGTGGCGTGTTGCTGTCAGATGGCCGCGTATTTTGTGTGCCCTATAACAGCACAAGTGCTCGGATTTACGGCTCCGCTTACGCGACCAACCTACCCAACGCTCGCGTTCTAAGTGCCTACGACAACAAATTATGAGCACCCTCTACTCCCACCGCCAAGCCACCCCAGCACCCCTGCCGCACCGCATCCGCTTTGCGGACGGAACCACCCGCACAGATCGCGCCACCTTCACGCCTGACGAGCTGGAGCGTGCCGGTTACAGCGGCCCTTACGAGCGCCCCGAGTGCAACCCGAAGCTGGAAACAATCGACTGGGACGGTGAGGCGCTTGAGTACATCGTGCGCCCCTACAGCTTCGATGAGCTGCAAACGCAGCACGCCAGGATCCGCGAACGGCGCATTGAGCTGCTGCAGTCTTGCGACTGGACGCAGATTACTGACTACGACCTCGGCGCTGATCGTGACGCCTGGGCCACCTACCGCCAGGCCCTGCGCGATCTGGCCGATGCTGCCAATCCATTCGACATCACCTGGCCGCAGCCGCCTGCACCCTGATGGCTTCCTTCGTCTACAACTCCTGCATCGATGACATGGCGCGCAACGCCATCGATTTCGACACCGACAGCTTCAAAGTGATGCTGGTCACCAGCAGCTACACACCAGACAAAGACACGCACCTCAAGCGTTCCAGCGTCACCAATGAAGTCAGTGGCACGGGCTACACCGCCGGTGGCATCAGCGTGCCTGTCACTGTCACCAAGGACACCGCCAACGACAAGGTCACCATTCAGTTTGCAGCGGTTTCTTGGACCAGCAGCACCATCACCGCACGCGGCGCGGTGTACTACAAATCCCGCGGTGGTGCCAGCAGTGCTGATGAACTGGTTGCCTACAACGACTTCAACAGCAACATCACCACCAGCAACGGCACCTTCTCCCTGGCGGCCAGCACGCTCACGCTCCAGAATTAGACTGTCGGCAGCTGACAACTTTCGATGACACCGGAAGACATCACCAGCATCGCCGTGGCATTGCTGGCTGGCTCTGAACTGCTGGCAATCGTGCCTGGCATTCGCGCTAACAGCTGGACCCAGCTGATCCTCGGCGCATTGCGTGGCATTGCCTCCCGCAAGCGGTGACTGAGCCAACGCACGGCGAGATCCTCCGCGCCATCGGCGTACTGGAAGGCCAACTCAAGCAGCTGCTTGATGCCGCCATCTCCGACAAGACTGAGCGGAGCGGATTAGGCGTCCGTGTTGGGCGCCTTGAGACGCGCATGGGGCAAGTCGTGATCCTTGCCGTTGTGGCCGCAATGCTCAGCCCCATCATCTGGTCTGAGATCAAGGGCGCCTTCAGTTACCGGCAGTCCATGCCGCAGCAAATCCAACGGCCATGACGCAACCACTGCGGCTGATTGACCTGTTTCGGTACTTCAAGGGACTGCCGCACCAGCTGGCATCGATCAGCGAGCTCGAGGCCGCCATCAACAAGCGCGCCCCGCAACTGCTGAACCGCGACCAGCCATGGTTCAAGACCTGGAGCGTCCCAGGCAAGCAGACCGACCTGGCTGATGCGATCCAGATCATCAAGGAGTTTGAAGGCTGCCACCTCAGCGCCTACCCCGATCCGCTGAGCGGCGGCGATCCGTGGACGATCGGTTACGGAACCACGCGCTACGGCAACGGCGATCCGGTCAAGCGCGGCGACAAGATCAACGTCATCGAAGCTGACATGCTGCTTCGCTTGGAGGTGGACCGCATCGCAGACCGCCTGCGCACAATCCCGCATTGGGCAAGCATGGGCGATCCGCAGCGCTGCGCACTTGTAAGTTTCGCCTACAACCTCGGCACTGGGTTCTACGGCAGCGCTGGGTTTGACACCATCAGCTCAGCGCTGCGTGACAAGGACTGGAGCGCTGTACCGGCTGCGTTGCTGCTCTACCGCAACCCTGGCAGTGCCGTTGAGGCTGGCCTGCTGCGCCGCCGGAAGGCCGAAGGCGCACTGTGGCAGAAGGGCGCACCGCAACTGCAACAGCAGGGCATTTTGTTGCGCGTCCCGTATGAGGCACAGAACGACAACCGCTCAGGCACGGGCTACCGCGAGTGCTTCAGCAGTAGCGCTGCCATGGTGGCCCGCTTCTACGGCAAGGTCACCAGCGACGATGCCTACAACAAGATCCGCGCCACCTACGGCGACACCACCAACGCGCAAGCGCAGATCAAGGCGCTGCAATCCTTGGCGCTAACCGCACGGCTACGGACCAACTGCAACCCTGCCGTGATCGAGACCGAGCTCGAAGCCGGGCGCCCCGTGATGGTGGGCTGGCTTCATAAAGGGCCTGTCGGCGCACCAACCGGAGGCGGCCACTGGTCCGTGATCATCGGCTCTACCAGCGGTGCCTACGTCCACAATGATCCGAACGGCGAGGCCGACATGGTGAACGGCGGCTACGTCAACCACAGCAAAGGTGCAGGCATTGCCTACAGCCGCAAGAATTGGCTGCGCCGCTGGGAGGTGGATGGCCCCGGTACCGGCTGGGCGATGCTTGTAAGCCACGCCCCTTAGGCTAAGTACACACGGAGCCCCGTCTTGTGGACATCACCTCTATTCGCAAGACGCCAGAGCTTCTAGAGCTGCGCATTCCTTACGCAGGTTTCACCGAAACAGCTACATTCCTGCTGCTAAGTGACATTCACTTAGACAACCCAAAGTGTGACCGCAAGCTGCTGGCCAAGCATCTCGACGAGTGCCGCGCGCAGAATGGCCACGTCCTGATGTTCGGAGATGTGCTTTGCCTGATGCAAGGCAAAAAGGACCGCCGAGCAAGCAAGGGCGACATCCGTCCCGAACATTTAGGCGGCAACTACTTCGACCTTGTATTTAGTGAGGCGGCTGAGTTCTTCAAGCCATGGCAAGACATCATCCTCATGGCAGGCGATGGCAATCATGAAACTGCCGTAAGCAACAACCAGGAGATAGACCCCTTAGAAAATGTTGTGCGATTGATGCGCAACAACGGCAGCAACATCGAGCACATGGGCTATCAAGGCTGGATCAGGTTCAGCTTTACGCAGGACGGCAACAGCAAGACCAGGCGCTGCATGTTGTTCTTCCATCACGGCGCCTGGGGCGGCATCATCACCAAAGGCACCATGGGCGGTGG